TATGTATTATTTATAGTATGTTTACGTTTGGACTTATTATTCATTACATACGTAATTCATCTTGAAGGACTTCGTCCCTCTGACCAGAAGGCTTTCGTCCCTCTGACCATAGAAGTTTGAAACAATTTACATCCCTGAAGATGTAAAATGGGACGATTATTCAATTGACCGAAAATTATAACTTCCACAACAATATTGATAAAATATAATTCTGCCCATCTCTGGGTAGAAAAATATAGTTATTACAAACTTCGGATTGACAACCAAATTATAATACATATTTGCCAGACAGTTATTAAATTTACGCGGAATATTGAGTAACATTTCATATCGTTTATCTGTTTTTGTAATTTGATTTATATATTTCCCATTTCGGTATTTTATACTACCATCGTAGTCTAAAATTTTATTTACAATATCCATCGGTAAATATAAAAATGACATAACTAAGTATGTATATGCTAATACATTTATATTGTTCGTCCCATTTTACACCCTTGAACATTTAAAATGGTACGCCCGTTGGGCGTACCACTAGATGATTAAGGGCAACGTTGCCGATAAATCAATGAAAAAGGACGGGTCTCATAGAGACCCGTTCCAATTTAAATGTTCATCGGTGTAAATCTTCAAGGGTGTAAACATATCTGAATTTAAATTTGTATGAAATCAAATATTAGAAAAACGAAGTTTTAAATCGTGCAATTCTTGGACACGATTCCATGAATTCGGTCCAACCGCGTTGTATCTGCGAAAAAATTTATGAGAACAAACCAATCGTTGTATCGGATGGGCGTTGCATTTGTCATTCATATAAATTTCCGCCGGCCAAATATGTTGATGTCTTACATAAGTAGTATCATATAGTTTCAACAAAAAATCCACACTAGCGACAAATGGACTATCATCCATCGCCCACTGTCCCGATTCAGTAAAATGAGTAGAATTGGTATCATATACTTTGAAATCACCGTCTTGGTACACCATGTTTGGTGGTTGCGCATACGAAATATCGGTTTCAAATGCAAACGAATAATTTTCCAGATGCAACATTTGGAAATCTTGGGTTTGAATAAAAGTAATTAATTTTTCCAAATGCAGAGAATTTTCGGTACCTAGAGAGAACACATCATCTTGTAAAAATACCATATATTTGTATCCTTCTTCTTTACATTTCAACAACGTCTGCTGAAATGTTTCGGTATATCCCATTTGATTGTATTGGATTACTTCAAGGTTATTCAATGAGGTATGAAAATATGGATTTTGTTGCAATACTTCTTGAATGTACTGAAATGGTGAATTATGAAAAGAATACAAACATTTGTCAAATGAATTGCGGAACTGAACATCTACGGAATCACCATTGTGAAAATGAAACAATTCTTGGCGATTGTTGGCATAAGTTTGTGTAAATACGACTACTTGATTTTTCATATACACCCTTGAATATATACACACATAGAATTTTATACCTTTATTTCACTAATACCAAACTTTTTTATAGCTGCCATAGCACCCTCTGAAAATGATGGGTCAAAATTATCCGGTACAGAAGCACCCTTTGAATTTAGTTGTTGAAGGCTATACGGCACGGAAGCCCTCTGACCAATCATTTTGTCCAATCGTTTCAAAAAGAAATCAATATGAAACGGTGATTTGTCTATTTTTTTTAAATAAAGATGGGTTTCAAAAATAATATTGGGTAATCGTAACATTGCTCCTATAGTTGAAATATCATCATACAACAATGGATAATTTTCACCAAGAATTTCTATGACCGCCGGATGACGATTTATAACAATCGGCGTATTCCGTACCAAACATTCCAACAATGTATTAATGGCCGAACCATCTACTAAATTCAAAAACACAATATTCTTGGTTAATAATTGATCATATACATCATTTTCAACATATTCCATGATTTCTATGTCATTATTTATTTTGTTAAGATATTCCATCATATGTTTGAACCAATTGTTGTTTATTTTTTTGTGTTCAGTTGAACAATACTTTTCAGATACTTCCGTAGAAGAAATATGTGGTGAATGATGTGGGGATGTTTGTTTTGCGGATATTGGATTAGACCCTAATGTGGACGTTCGTAGAACGGTAGCATCAGACATGCGGTTGATTTGTTCTCTCCAATCAACATCTGGAAAATAATTGTTCATTTGTTTTCCTTTTAAAATAACTTTGCGAAACGTGTGTTTGTTTTCAATATTTTTTTCTTGATGTGCGGAGACTTTGTCGTGTTTTAAGTTAGTTTTTTGGGGACTTCGCCCCCCTGTCCAGTTATGATCCAAAAGTGATTCGTCATAAGAAAATACGTTGTTGTCTGACTGTGCAAGTTTGTATACCGAATGATCCAATGCTTCCACTTTTCTAACTTCGTTAATTGCTGGATTCTCAAATTTTACAGTTCTATGGTCTCCTTCAATCTGACCAAAATTATCAATAGATATATCACTGGTATTCTTTTTTTTCTTAGGTATTTGTAAAACACATAGTGAAATATCAGTATGCGTATTGGATTTACAAAAAATCGGACAAGAACAAAAACAAGAGTACCATGGTTTTTTTTGTGGTTGATCACATTTACTGGGTTCAGCTGTTGTTATATTCGCACACTGATCAGTAACCATGTCTACCGGACGTTTGGTGGTAGAGAATGGATATATATGCAAATCCAATTGATAAAATGAAAAAATATTACGCATCCAACCACCAATATGGATTATTTTTTTATCACGATTGGATAAATAGGTCATATAGTCAAACATCGGCACATCAAACTCTGTGGGATGTTGTAAAACAAAAATGGGAATCGGGTTCATTTTTATTAGATTCAAATCGTTTTCTGTGAGCACACTTTCTTCCAGATTTTCCATATAAGTTTGAAAATAATTCATAAATTGCAGTTGCAGTGTCTCGGACAAAACAATCAATGCACGACAAAAAGGCAAACTTTGCAAAAATTCCGGTGTTTTTATTAAATTATGATTGTTGTATTCACTAAATTCGGTATTAAATGTATGATGTATAAATCCAATCCATGGTTTTTTATAAGGAATAATATCAATGTTGCGAAAAATGGTTCGTTTCCAATGAAACGTACGGTCAACATATAAATCTAACAAAATAGATGATTCAGACGTGTCATTGTACGCCTGCAAATGATCAAATACATATTTCCAACCAGATCTATGTACACCAGATTTGTCATTTTGATCTATGTATCCCAAATTAAAACGCATGGAATATTTTTGTGTAGTTATTTTTTGTGGAGGAACGAATATTGTATTACTATTGGTTTTCAGCCAATGTTTTTCTATCCAAGACCATTCATTTCCATAATGATAGTCCATAGAAAACATTTTTTCTTGTAGTCCATGATTGTACGGAGAATCCAATGAATTTGTTAAAAAATAGCTCACCATGTATACGGCAATTTGTTGCAAACAAAATTCATCCAACAAACGGAAATCTTCTTTTCCGTTTTCTTTGGCAAATTTTTGCAATTTTGGGTACAATATGTTTTGTTTATATGATAAAGGTAAATGTAAAACCTCCTTTTTTTGGGTAATTAATGGTAAAGGAACGTTTCTTTCTTGGGCAATTAATGATTCTATAGTTTTATCAGGTAAGGGAGAGTTTAAAGGGTTTTTTTGACTGAAAGTTAAAAAAGTCGTAGGTTCCTTTACTATAGTTTCCATATTCCTCTGGACTCCTACGTCGTCCTTCTGAATATGTGTGGTTATCCTCCACTCTGCTACGGATACCACATCCATACATTGTCGTATCAGAGATGTTTGTTCTATGGATTTTTGTTTAAAATAATTAGACACGTGTAGTAATTGTCTCTTCATATTCAGATAGTTTACCGGATCCGTTAATTGAGTAAATGTATTCCACCAGGCATTTTTGTCAAATCGTGTGGGTAAATCCTTGTTGTTTTTTTCCAATACATTATCATAAGGCCACTGAATGTCCAACAAAAAATTGCGTATTTTCTTGGTGGTGTATATAGGAATCATAGGAACCCCTGAATAAACACTAAAAAGAGTTGCATGAAATCTCATAGGAATCGCTAGATAAAATTGTTTATATAAATACATGGTCTGTTCCAAAGAAAGAGTTTCTTCAATGTTACAAATATAAGCATGGGAAGATGGTTGAACAAATTTCATAACATCTCGTTGAATAAGAACGTCGTTTTCTTTGTTTACATCATGTTTTTCTCCTTTTTTGGTAGATTTTGTATTGAATGGAATCATCACAATGCTGTATTGTTTTTGTATCAAATCGTCCATCAAAGATGCGAATGATTTGACAATTTCTAGGTAATTTTCGCGGTATGGACTCTCCGGATGATATATATGACGACACCACATGATACCAATGATTTTACGAGGTTTGTCTGATGTATAGAATCCTTCCACCATGACATCAGGATCTGTGCGTAATAGTTTTGCTCTTTGGTAATTTTTTGAAATGGACTGTATTTTTTGGTATTGTATACGAAAAGATTGTGTAAAAATATAATTTTGTACATTTTGCAAACAGTCCATTGCAAAACAAGACGTGTCGGGTAAATAATGTACCGCGGGTTTTGTTACATATTTATTTAATTTGTTTAAATCTTGTTGAGTACGTAAGAATATATGATCCAATATTTGTAATTTTTTACGTTGTTCAGGATCCATAAAAATATCATCGTAAGGTATTCCTACAGAAAGTGCAATAATGGATACGGGTGGTGAATTCATAAATTTATTACAAATACTGTCTAAAAAATAATGATTCAATACATCTCCACCACCCAATATCACCATTGTATTGGGTTGAACCTGATAGGTTTTTAACATATCACAATCAATGAATGTAATTTCGGGTAGGTGTATCTTCTTATAAAATACACGTTTTAACAAATACAAGATTGTCCATTTGTATTGTTCATCACCTAAATTGAAATGATTATAATATCCAATTACTAATACTCGTAATTTATGTAAATCCATTTTATATATATTTGATAGTGATTATTAGATATACACATAAACTTATTTTATGTGTATATGGTAATGTTTTCTGACAATATTATTACCGGAGAAAAAATACAAGATCTTGCGGATGTTTATTTGGGAGAACCTAACGATTTTTTGTATAATCCATACATTGCGTCTCAAATTCATAAACATCAATTATTGGATCAATTACCGGAAATATATGACAATCCTCCCTATATGTTTTGTTATACACATCGTTTGGAAAAACTAGCAAATAAAATTTCTTTTTTTCAAAATCCATTTGTATTAATCACCCATAATTCGGATGACAATGTTCTGAACAACAAAACCACAATGCAAATACTGTCCAATGACCGTTTGATTACATGGTTTTCACAAAATGTGGCTATTGCTCATGATAAACTTGTATTGTTACCGATTGGTATGGCAAATCGCCAATGGCCACACGGTGACATTGATTTTTTTGATCATTTCGTAATTCCAATCGTAAAAACAAAACATATTTATTTTTATTTCAATGTTGGAACAAATGTTACCAAACGTATGGATTGTTTTCAACAATTATGTCAAAAAATACCAGTTTCACCACCCATGAGTCCAGAAGATTACAAACGTCATTTGGCGGATTATCAATTTTGCATTTGTCCAGAAGGCAATGGGTACGATACACATCGTTTTTGGGAAGCATTGTATCTTAAAGTGATACCAATTGTTATTCAAAGTAATTTCGTCACACAACTGAGAAATACATTTCCAAACATTCCTATGGTGGTATTGGAATCATGGGAAGATTTACATCCAGATACGTTGGATTATCAGACGTTGTACAAAGAATATGGTCAGAGGGCGGAACGCCTTCAACAACTAAGTCCGGAGCAAGCTTCGCTTGCAGAGGACTTTGGATGTGGTATCCGTAGAAGAGTGGAGGATAACCACGCATATTCAGAAGGACGACTCTGCGAAGCGTGGAGTCCAGAGGAATATGACAATATTTCTATGAAATCACATGCTATAAAAATATTGTCTATTTTTGATATTTTTGATGTGCAAATGTGTAAAGACATAAAAGTAGTATAAATTTATCTTTTGATACCTAGATAACCAGACTCTATGGAACAGCCAATATATATGAATGACCAAATATTTTTGGAATATTTGCAACGTATTCATAATCAACCAATGATTCAACTACATGAATATCATCATTTTTTATTTCATGTAGATAGATATTTTCAAAAAGAATATGTACCAAGAAATTATTATCAACCATATGTACAACACATAGAATCCCCCAATAAAGAGTCATCTGACCAAACTTCTTCAGGTGCTTTGTACTCAGAAATACCAGAAAAACCCCAAAAAATTATGATTGAACGTACAATCAATTCATTACAAGATTTGTTAGATATTATCCACGATTTTCCACTCGTGCCTAATACAGAATATAATATTGATCTAAAAGCATTACATAATATACATGTTGAATTGTACGAAATTAACAATATGATTGGTTTAAAAACTTTTAAAAATAATCTATTGGATCAGCTCCTATATTTTATTCAACGATTGCATATCAATCGCGACCATGATTTTAAACATATGGTTATCTATGGACCTCCCGGTTCTGGTAAAACACAGGCAGCCAAATTGATTGGTTCTATGTACGCAAAATTAGGTATTTTGAAAAATGGTATATTCCGAAAAGTGACCCGTAACGACCTAGTGGCTGGATTTTTAGGTCAGACTGCAATTAAAACGAACAAAGTAATCCAAGAATGTTTAGGTGGCTGTCTTTTCATTGACGAAGTATATTCATTAGGATGTGGAGGCAATTCGTCTGGTGAAGGGGAGGGAGGCGATTCCTTTTCTAAAGAATGTATTGATACCTTGTGTGAAGCACTCAGTGATCACAAAGAAGATTTGATGGTGATTGTTGCTGGTTATGAACAAGATATCAAGGAATCCTTTTTCAAAATGAATTCGGGATTACCTTCACGATTTATTTGGAGATTTACCGTGGAAGAATATACGGCCAAGGAATTGATGCAAATATTTCTACAAAAAGTGGAACAAAATGATTGGTTTTTTTCCGACATTACGGAATTACCGATTTGGTTTGAAAACAATCGTGAACATTTTGCTTATTATGGCAGGGATATGGAAATGCTTTTTACTTATACCAAAGTGGCTCACGGTAGACGTATTTATGGAAAATCATCCGAATTTCGTAAAAAATTAAACATTGCTGATTTAAAAATCGGACGTGATTATTTTTTAAAACATAGTGACCATAGTTCAATTAAAATCAAGGGACTACCTGATAGTTGTTTTGGATTGTACCTCTAACTAAAGGAACCTACGGTTCCTTTAAAACCTCCCTTATGTAACGAGGACACCGACCTTCGGTCAGTGCCCTCATAAAGTTCCTTGAAAGATTCTTGGTAGATTGGTTCTATGGGATTATTATACATAGAAAAACAAACAAAAGGAAACCTTAGGAGGGCGCCATGCGAAGCGTGGTGTCCTCGTTACTAAAGGGAGGTTTTACTGGAACCTACGGTTCCAATAGAGGGAGGTTTTACTGGAACCGTAGGTTCCAATAGAGGGAGGTTTTAAAGGAACCGTAGGTTCCTTTAGTTTTATGTATATGATATATGTAGCATAGAATTATGGATAATAAAAAAATAAGTATAGATTTAGAACATTTCAATATTTCCAATTCGGGAGGAGGTGGTAGTGGAACACGTAAACGAAAAAAAAACACAAACGATGAATCCAGTCCCATACGTGTTCGTCAACCACATAAGCCACGTGATCGTACCACAAAACGACATTCTTTGTTAAAATTTTTACGAAAACATCAAGAACATAATTATCAAAAACTTCAGAATGAAGGTGAATATGGTGGCTCTATGGTAGATATACATGATGATTCTAAAAATGAATTGGATGAAACCTTGGGATATTTGATGAATTTAGCGGATAAACAAAAAGAACATTCACATAATAGTCATAATAGCAATTGGTCTGGTGGCTCATCCAATACAAATGAAACTGTACCAAATTATACCCTGAAACATTACAGAAACAACACTCCCGGAAATGTTGGAGGACAATTCACCAATGAAAATATTTCTTTGGAATTTCCCATTGTTTATCCCAATTCAGATTCTTCTATAAAAATAAATCAAGCTGCAACCAACCCACAATATGGTTGTTTAAAGGGTGGTTCATTACCAACTTATCGCAATTATATTCATAATACAGTTCCCTATTCGGTGAATGGATATGAGAATTATTCGCAACCACAATCATTGGATAATATGATAATTCAAGAACCCGTGGAAATTGGTCAGAATGGTGGCGCGCCTTCTTCTTTTCGTCTTGATAACAACAATAAATTGCAAAGAAATTATCCTCAAAATTATGTGGATCCGAATAAAGTTAAATTAAAATATGTGCGCCAAAAACGAACGAATTCACGTACATTTAAAATAGGAAAATCCAAAACACAACCCAAAATTGGAGTGCTAATTTCTAATCGTACCATTCGTAAAGGAATTACCACACAAAGTCATTTATTAAAACAAACACCCATGCATGAAATTCGTAAATTTTTAGAAAAACGTGGATTAATTAAAGTAGGTACGGCTGCACCTAATGAAATATTACGCAAAATGTACGAATCTTCCAAAATGTTATGTGGTGAAGTGTACAATC